GAAAAAATACAACGCCTTTTTTCGTTATGTAAATTTCCTGTACCTTGTATTTGAACGCGTTTACTACGTCACATATCTTCGTTGCTGTATCTGTGTCGAAAAGCCTTGTTATTTCTTTTGCTTTACCGTCTATCATGGTTTGATATGTTAATATTGCTTTCAATTTGCATTACCTCGCTTTCCTGCTGCCTCTGCTGCGTTATTACCCTTGTTTGGAATACCTGCAACGCCGCATACTGTCGGCGGCGTTTTCCTTTATCGCTTATAAGTGCCGTCATTGCCTCTTTTAGTGCCGTTGCTAATTCTAACGCCGGTTGCTTTATCATTTCCCATAAATCTAATATTGCTTTCTTAGCTCTCTCGAAAGCTGCAATAACTTTTTCTCTGTGTTGCATTGTGCGGGTTGTTGTTTTTATGGATATGCCGCGCGGCGGGTTGATACCGAAACGCTTTTTAAACTGTTTCTTTTTCTGTCGTCTGTTCATTTCGTCCTCCTTGCAAATATTCTTTTTATGCTTTCTTTGCGCTCATGCAGCCAATATTTAAAGACTGCTTTGTAAAATGCCTTTGTTTTCTCTTTCATGCCCGCCTTCCTATGCCTCGTATGTGCTTGTATTTGTCTTGGTTCGCGTTACTTTAATAATTCCCTTTGTCGTGATGCTGATTTTCCCTTTTATGCCGTTTCCCATGTCTACGGTTGCTGATTGAATAAAGCCTTCGCATATCGGGTAAACAGTTTTATGCAGCAGGTCAACTGCTGCATCTGGAACTATAACCGTTGTGTTATTTTCTCCAAAAAGAAGATCTATTTTGTTGTGCGCTCTCTCTTTTTGGCTTTTCTTATGTGTATATATGCGCGCGTTCACACATTCGCAGGTTTCTGTTGCCAACTCGTCTATTTCTTCTTGGCTCCACTCGCTTAATACTTTTCGCATCGCCGCCTGCTTGCAAAATTTACATGATCCGGTTTTGGTTGTTACCCCCCCGCTGTTCGTTCTGCCTTTTCTACAATATCCGCTAACACTGTTTTGTACCTCCTTCGTATAATTTGTTTACTGCTGCCATGATCTCGGCGGCTTTCTTGGTTCCGATGCCCTTTATCTCTGAAATTGCTACCGCAATATCTGAAGGTTTTACCCTGCTGCCCGCTCCTCATACCCTGCGTTATACATATTCACTACAAAAGTTTCCATTTGCTTGTGATCCATACGTTTAACGTTTTTATATTGTTCTCTGTTTAATTTAATACCTTTTGCCATGTGTGCCTCCTTAAAATATCCTAAAATATATTGCATATACTTTTTGTTCTGCTGTTAGTTCTCCTAACATTCTTTCAAACTCTGCCTGCGGCATAATCTTTATTTTTATTCTTAATTCCCATAAAAATAAATATATCTCTGCTATTGCTTTTCTAATCTCTAACATGAACCGGAACCCGCCTTTGTTTAATCGTGCATAATTGTACCGTCTGCGTTATATCTGACACTTACGCCGCCCGCGCTATTGTATATGTAATGCACCTGTGTATCGGGATCAATCCATTCATAAACGCCAATGTCTATATTGTCCGTTGCCTCTGCATCGCACCCGGTTAATGCAAGACCAATAGTAATTGTTGTTACTGTAATAAATAACAGCTTTTTGATTTTTCGGATCATAAATCGCCCTCCCCTTTGAAATACTGCGTTATTCCCTCTTTGCAATCCGCGCCGGTGTATGGATTGCAATTTGTACCTTCTTTTGCGCAACGCTTACAAGTCTGTTTCTCATTTCTGTACTTTCTTAAAAACGCTATTAACTCGTCGTCGTTCATGCTGCGTATTTTATCTAATCTGCTCATGTATTCCTCCTATTTGCCGTCGAACATATTAAATAGCATTGATACCGTTTCATCTTTCCCAAATATCGCCGCTGAAAAAAATAGAAAAACTATCTTTTCCGCTTGTTTGCTATTCTGAAATACTTCAAATGCACCGTTATAAAGGTATGCCGCTTGTTTCCCCATATCAGAAAACGCCGCTTTTTGTTCTTTATCCATTTGCGCCCCCCTATATCACAATAATTGTGTACTTTTCTTTTGCCGCGTCCATTTCTGCCGCCATTCCCGCGCTTACTCCATATCGTGCGCCGATTATAATAGTATCGCAAGCGTTTAATATGTTTTCCCCGGCTTTAAGCCCCTGCTGCCTCTCTATTGGGTTGTCGTCATTTAATACCTGTGTCAAATACAAATGTGTGGTAATCGGCGTATATCCTAATTGCAAGGCAAGTTTTGTTAAACGCTTTGCGTACAGAATATTGCGCGCCTTTTCTAATATGTTGCCTCTGTATGGGCTGCATATATAGGCTAAATTGTTCTTTCTCATATCTGCACCTATGCAGCAGGCTTTTACACCTGCTGCCCTTTCTTTTTTCGTTTTGAGATATAGCCTTCGCAATCCGGCGTATCTCTTAATTTGCTTATCTTCGCGCCGCCGTAATATCCGCGCATCTGTGATAAATGCTTTTTGCACTTTGTATTGTTGCAACGATTATCACAAAATTTTGCGAAACCGTCCGTATCTACAATAATTACCGGTCTTTCTATCATTTTCCCGCCCTTTCCTTGCACTTCATCATAAGATCCTGCAATATATAAATTTCGTTTTCCGTCAAGTAATTGCTAACCGCCGTTAATTCTTTGGTTGTGCGTGCCGCCCAATACTTCAAGTCGCTTTCTATGGTGGTAATTTCAATTACTTTCGTATAGATCATAACGTCTATAAGTTCCGCCAATTCCTCGTATCTGATAACCGCCGTCTGTCCTGCTGCCACTCTTAAAACCTCTAATCCGGTATCTGTTAAAAGTGCCTCGCATTTCTCGGTTGTGTCGGTCTGTACTGTGTATGTTGTCTTTGTTCCGGCGTAATCTGCTATGTATTCCCATTTTGCGCCGGTGTTTTCTTTCCACCCCTGCCAAAACTCTGTATCAAATAAATCTGAACCAATAACCGCGCCCATGAAATAATTAACCGTCATGCCGTTAAATTCCTTGTATCGGTTAATTTTGCCGTTAATTATGAGTGTTTGGCGGTCTGTGTTATCCGGCGCCGGTGCGTTGTATGTAACTTTGGTTTCCGGCTCATTCATAAATTGCGGCTGTGGCTTGTCCTGTGCCTCATTCTCGGCTTTTACCGGTTCCTTCGGTGTTTCTTTCGCCTCTGCCTCTTTTGGCGGCTCTTTGGGTGCCTCCTGCTGCTTGTCCGGTTTCTTAATTGCTTTTACATCTTCGGCGGTTAATGATCCGGTTTCTTTGTATGTTTCATATAATGCCTGCTGCGCCGCATCGTCCAAACCGGCTATTTTGTTTGCTGCGTCGGTGCTGATCTTTCCTGCTGCAAACTCATTTTTAAAAGGTTCTATTAACTTACCGTCTATGTGTTCCAATGTTCCTACTTTGGTTTTATTGGTTCCCAAAACCTCGGCTATGACGTTTTGCAGCTTTCCCGATATTTTATTATCTTTCTGCCATTCTGTTAAAAGCTGTCGAACCTCTTTTATTTCCTGCATTTTCTCGTAATCGGTTCTTTCTCGCTGTGTTGAATTGGTAAAAATCAAAATCAGCCGGTTTTTTATGCTGTCCTCTGCCGTTTCAATCTTGCAGGGGATCATTTCATATTCTGTTTTTCCCTCTGCAAGTAATTTCAAAACCGCAAGCCTTCTTTTATGTCCGGCTATAATCTCGTATTCATCGCTATCCGGTATTGGTTTTACAACCGGGTATTGCTGTATTCCTACTAACTCAATCGTGCGGGCGGTTTCCTCGATCTCTTTATCGTCCATGTGGTAAAAATTTTCTTTGCCTGCTGCCGGTCTTAATTTATGTACGCTCAATTTAACCGGTTTCCAGTCGCTTTTTACCTCTTTTTTGCTTTCATCATTTAAAAAAACGTTAATATCAAAACCCATTGTGCGCCTCCTTGTACCTAAATTGAGTATCGTCTAGTAAATACTAGGCATTACGGTATTTTTACATCGTGTAATTTGGTATTCAGCTTATACCAACCGTCTAACTCTAAAATAAATGTTATGTCGCCGGTTTTGGCACTTACCTGCGTTATAATGTCCGTTACGTCCATTGTCTGCGTTTTACCGCCCTTTTCAAATTGGATCTTGTCGCCTATCTCATAAGGGCATTTCGCTTTAAACTTAATTTTCTGCATCTTCGCCCTCCAAATATTCCAATACGAATTTTTTATAATCCTGCGCGGCTCCGCATCTTACGGAATATTCCACAAGCGGCATTTTTGCAAATGTGCTTTCGTTTACTTTCTTTTCTGTTCTGCGGATCCACTGATTAAATACCGGTACGCCATGCGCTTTTAACCACTCTATGCCCTGATTGTTTACATCGTTATTCTGATACTGCGTGATGATGCACCCGGCAAAATGCAAATTCTCGTTGAAATCTTCCTGCACCTGTGCGATCTGCTCTAAAAGAATGTCTAAACCGTCAAACGAATACTGATCCATGAATACCGGCACTATTACATCATTTGACGTTACAAGAGCGTTAATGATGCTCATGTTAATATCGGGCGCATTGTCAATAATGCAATAATCGTACCCTTCTACTGCTGCCAACGCCTTTTTAAATCTTGTCTGCTGCTGCCTTCCGGTGTCTACAATGGTGCGCAGGTTTGCCTCTAATAAATCCATGTTGGCGGTTATAATGTCGATGTTTTCATAATCTGTTTTTTTGATAATCTCCGATACATCAATGTTTCTTTCTAACATCATGCGCGCAACGGTGTTTTTGTCCTCTGTATCGTACTTCTTAAACGCCTTTGATGTATTGCCCTGCTTGTCATTGTCAATAATGAGAACTTTCTTTTTGTGTACCTCTGCCAATGTGTACGCCATGTTTACGGCTGTTGTTGTCTTTGCTACACCGCCCTTTAAACTGATGATTGAAATTGTTTGCATTTGCTGATCCTCCTTTTATTCGTGCATTTTAAGCATTTCTACTATTTGTTTTGTCTGCCCTTCCATTGCGATATGAAATGATTTTTCTGTTTCCTCTACAAAACTTTCTATAAACTTCATATCATCTTTAAGCATTAACGTTGAACCGTATTCGCAATTCAAAAATGCAGCATGAAAGATTTTCGATACCAAAACCGGCAAATCGTAATAAATCATTCTCTGTGCATCACAAAAATTACTATCGCGTTTTTCTATCGCTGTTAATTGTTTTTCCATTCTGCCTCCTAGTTAAACGGTAATTCCTCGCCGTCCGGCATCTGCATAAAGTCATCGCCCGCCGGTTCGTTTCCTGCTGCCCGCTTGCTTTCCGCGAACTCTTGTTCCTCTGCGATAAATTCCGTAATGTAAACTTTTTTGCCCTCGTTATTTGTGTACGTCCTTGTTTGGCAACGCGCGGTTACTAATAACTTAGTGCCTTTCTTAAAATACTTTTCTGCAAATTCGGCGGCTGTGCCGTATGCTACGAAATTTATAAAATCTGCCGAAGGCTCGCCCTCTCTTTTATATCTTCTGTCAACCGCCAATGTGTAATTTACAACCGCAACCGGCTTTTCGCTCTGTGTGTAGCGTATTTCCGGATCCCGCGTCAAACGCCCCATGAAAATACATTTATTCATGCTGTGCCTCCTCTGTAATATTTAATTATCGTGTCTGCATCGACACAACTATCCACCGCCTCTAATGCTGTTTCCGGCGGTACGCCTGCGGCTAATACCGTTTTTAACTTTTCAAGCTGATATAAATAGCCATCAAATGAATATGCGTGTTTCTCGGCTGCGTATATGTCGGCTGCTGCCTCTGCTGTTTCTAAATCCGCTAAATATGCAATGTCGTTTAATAACTCGCCCTCTCTTTCCCGCTGCTTTATTGCCTGCTGACGGAGGGCGTTTACTAATTCAGTTAATGCCATGTGCGCCTCCTATAAATACGATTTGCCGTAACGCTTTCTAAATTCTTCCCGCGTTCCGATCTTGTTTTCATATATTGCCTGCCCCAACATTTTAGATAACTTTTCAGCCATGATATTTTCATGTATGCGCTCAATCTGTTTCCCCATGTTATGACACTTATTGCACATCGGAACCTTCAAGCCGTCCTGCTCCGCTAATTCTCTAATGCCGTTACCGAATAATAAATGATGCTCACATTCTGCCGGTTTCCCGCAAAAGAAACATATACCGTCGTACTCTGTTACAATGCTTTTTGTTTTACTCATTTTCTGCCTTTCTGTATATCCTCGGAAATGCAATATAGTAAACCTTGTATGTGAATATCCAATAGTACCCGGCTTTTATGAACCGCCAATAATTAAGCATGATATATAACCGCCCTAATATCGGATTTTTGATATACTCTATTTCTATTTCCGGTCTGATAATGTAAATTTTCTTTGGTTTCATTTTCCTCCTATCGCCTGCGCCTTTTCTTTGTCGGCTCCGGCGTTCCTTCTGCTGCCTCGCGGGCTTTTCTCAAATACTTAACGCAATATGTATCTATGTGAAAGCCGTTTAATATGTTGATTGCCTCTAATTCTGTTATGCCGCATCGCTCCTGCAGGTCTTGCCGTAATCGCCTACGCTCGCCTATATCTTGCATACCGTTATACGGCAGGGCTTTCGCCTTTTGGTTGTATGCGTATGCGATGCTTGGCGTTAAAAGTTCTGCCATATAACCTCCTTGCTAAGCTGTAATGCTTTTTACTGCACTTGTTGGCTGCTTTCCGTTAAATACTACAATCATGCTTGGGAATGGTGCCGGATCCTTGCTTTTCTGTCCGTCTACCTCGAAATTAACACGCCCTTTGATAAATCGTATTTCTGCTTTTCCTAAAATGTAATCGTGAAACATGATCGTATCTGTTCGGGCGGGTATAAGCATAACCACGACGATCCCCCCCTCGGTTGCCTCTTTGTAACATTTTTGCACCCATGCAATTTGACCGGCGTTTGTTTTTGTTTTCCTGCTGTACGGCGGGTTGCAAAATACCGTTTCGCCCGCCCATGACTGCGCCAAACCGTCCTGCTCTATGGTGTAATACTTTGCGCATTTATGGTTGTTGTCGTCTGCGCATGGATCCAATGTAAAATTAAATTCTTTGTTGAGTGCATCGAAAAGATCCTGCGGTGTTCCCCAGTCGTCCTTCCCGGTGCTAAAGTGTACTTTGTCCATTGCGTGCCTCCCTTTCTGCTGTTTCTCCTAAAATTATTTTTCTGAAAATACTTTCAAAAATTGTTACCGGTATGCTGTTGCCCGCTTGCTTGTATAATGCCATTGTGTAACGTCCGTTTTTCTTCTGTACTGCTGCCGCCGCCTCAAAATCCGCATCGCTATACCCTTGCAATCTCCAACATTCGCGCTCGGTTAAATACCGGTACTTTCCACCGCCTAAATCAATAACCTGCGCCGGTGTTCTATCCTGCCGCGCCGTAATTGTATAGGCATAATCTTTAATGACTGTTGCCCGGCGTATTCCCTTTTTGCCTATTGCGTTATAAACGCTCGGTTGTGTTACTGTGTAAACTTCTGATACGTCTGTTTCCAGATATTCCGATATACTGCGCATTTCTGTTTTTATTAAATCGTCAAAATTGAACGGATCGCCATTTAGTACAGATATTGTAAAAACTCGCTCCCTTGCTTGCGGCAATCCGAAATCGCGCGCATCTAGCGTTTGAAAGCTATTTGTATATCCTAATTTCTGCATTTCTGATAAATAACGATTAAAGTTATGTATCATGTGTTTTGAGGTAACATTTTTTACATTCTCCCAAATGACAAAACGCGGTTTCCAATCTCCCATTTGCTGTATAATGTGTATTGTTTCCCACATAAGGCTTGATCGTGTTCCCGATCCCTCGTCTGCGCCTTTTCCTTTGTTGATCCTTCCTGCTGCCGCTGTTGCCTTTCCTTGATGCCCGGCGATACTGAAATCTTGACAGGGCGAACCATGTATTAAAATATCCGGTTTAAGATCCCAGCCTATGACCGATTGCGTTTTATATGCTAATTCGTTTTTAAACATTGCGTTGTACGATCTTACCGCTTTTTCGTCTATCTCCACATAGTCAATAGCCTTTACCGGTATTCCAATATTGCGAAGGGCGCATCGTGGTGAACCAATACCTCCGAATAATTCAAGTATTTTTATCATTTTTGTGTTCCTAACTGTTTGCTTAAAAGAAATTCATACATTTCTTTGTATGTTTGTGCCTGCTTTTCTGCTGTCTGCTGCCGCTCTGTCATTTCTGCCAACTGCTGCCGCAGGCTTTCCATTTCCGCAGGCTCTTTTTCTGCCTTTGTATTTATGCCAACCGATACCGTTAAACACTCGTCAAGCTGTTTCATTTCTTCCGGTGTGAGTGTTCCGATCCATTCGCCGATCCGTTCCTCGTAAACGCTGCTTATCTGCTCGCACAATACGGTTGATGTTCTCAACGCGGAACTTGTTATAAAATGTGTTGGCAGGTCTGTTTTCGGCTGTGTCGTCATATAGACAACTTCATAAACGCCGCTATGCTTGTTATTTGCATCGTTTGAAACAATAACCGCAGGTCTGTCTGCTTTCTGCTCGCTGCCGATGCTTTGGCGGGTATCACGAATAAAATAAATGTCGCCTCGCTTAATCATTTACCGTTACCCCCCCCCACATAAATAATTTTTCTGTCGCTCTGAAATGCTCTTTTGCTTTCATACTGCGATCTACCTCCTTTTCCCAAATTGTTATAAAATCGTCCGGTGCTTGTAACTCCGAAATTAAAACTATGTTGTTGTGGCGGCTCCATTTCCGCATCGTTTCCCAAAATTCCAAATAATCAAAATCTTTTGCATTGCCGTATTTTTTTGTACCCTCATAGGGTGGATCGCAATATATAACGCAACCCTGCGGCGTATAGCTTTTATAATCTCTACAACTGAAATCAATACCGAATATACCGCCCTGCTGCATCTGCATTAAAATGTTATTGCGGCTTTCTCTGTAATAATCCCTTACCCTGCCTTTGTCTTTTCCATATCCCGCATAACCGCCGTCGTAAAATCTGCCGTTATATGATGCAAGGAAACCAACCGCGCCAATGTACCACGCCTGCAGGCTGTTATCTCCGGTTCTGTATGCCTCACGCGCTTTGTTATATTCTTCGCGTGTGATATGTTCCGGCAATCCGCCGCCGTCCTGCAGGTGTTGGAATAACGCAATTAAATATTTATTGCTATCTGATGCAATGCGGTATTCTGCTTTTATCTTGTCTATCACATTGCAGCCGCCCGCGAACGGTTCCACATAATACCGCGCGCCGCTTTCGTCAATTTTCTGTTGAATAATCGGCACTATGTACTTTGTGATCTTCGCTTTCGATCCCATGTACTTCATTTTCGCCTCCTATGATTTTCTCTAACTCGGTGTCATACCGGTTGTTGTATTTTTCAAATGTTATGGTGTGGATCTGCATTAGCATATAAAATTGTTTCCATTCCTCAACATTCGCCGGGGGCTTTCCGTTTGCTTTCTTCCAATCGTCCTGCTGCCACTTATCCAACCACCCCAACCTGCAGGCGTTTGCCATATAGTCGCAATCAATAAATACTGTTATATCGCAAGGCTTTAATAATACCCGCATCGCTGCGATGCAAATTTTTAAGTGCAGGGCGTTTTTCGTGTCTGCCTCTATCTGCGTGCGCTGCTGCCGCTTGTGGCTTTTCCCTTGCTTGTCTATAAACTCAATAACCGCCGCTGCCTCTCCTGCGCCTCTTGGATTGCCTCTGAAACTGCTTTTTATGTATATGCTTACGTTCAATTTATCCACCTTCTTTTAACACGCCCTGCCGTCTAGTATTTATTAGACGGCTGCGGTTTTTCGTTGTGAGTTATCCACAATATTAACCACCACTACCGGATAGCCGAACCATTGTATATTTTTGGTATTCTCTGCCGGTAAACGGATCTACGCCGTTATATACTGTGTCTTTGTCGATGTAATAGCCTTTTATCGGTTTCGGATCTGCCGCCCACCTCTGCGCCTTTTTTATAATCTCTGTCTTTGGTGTTGGCATTATTAAATTGCGGCTGCAACTGTATCTTTGTTTATGCCCGCCGTCGTCATTGCCTTTATAGGTCTTTGATGTTTCTTTTATGAGGTATGCCGCTAAATCCTTGTACTGTCCGGTATCGTCCAAATACTTAAAATCCGGTCTACCAAACTTCCATAGCCTGCGAACCATTTTAGAAACGTCCTGCCCTTCGATATGGTTAATCAGTAAATGATGATGTATAGCTTTGTTCTGATACTCTGTTACATTGATATACTTTAATTCTGCCCCCACCTTCCTAAACTCTTTACGCAAGCTGTCTATAACCTTTTTAATGTTTTTCTTTGCCTGCTTTGGTGTTGGTCTTTCATTCTTCCTATACGTCAATGTGATAAACGGATCGTCTACTCCAAAATTTGCATTTATCTTTAGCCGGAGGGTTCTCTCTGCGTTCATCTGATTAACCTTTTCCATTTCCTCAACTGTTGGCTTTTCCCTATCTCCTTTTACCTTTACCCCGATCCTCTTTGTATAACTCTTTGTTACTTCGATCGTGGCTCCTGCCTTTACTGTGGTTTTAAAATAACCCAACTCAATTACACCACCTTTGCATTAGTCTTATTAACTCCTATATAGATCCTAAAGTTAATAGTTTGAACAAGCCCGAAACCGGCTTATTTGCCGGTTCTTTGGCTTGACGGCAAACGCAATAAATGGTATAATTTCTTTAGGTTGAAATATTGCATTTGCACTAAATCACTAGCCGATACGCTGCCAACGTAACGGCTTTTTTTCTATTCATTTTTCAAGTATGTATATCTCACAAATTCCTCCCTTTGGTGGTTCTCTTGCTTTGTTCATATGTTCCCGCTTTGGCTTTTATATTTGCTGTGTTGGCTGCTTTTCTCATTAAAAAGCAACTGAAAACCTGTCGACCGTCCACGCACTTTCTAGCAGGTGCGCCCGCTGTAATTTTTTCACAACATACAGATAACAGCTATTTACCTGCTGCATCTGCCGCAAGGTTGCCAACCTCGCACAAATACGCCCGGCGGGAATTGAACCCGCACCGCCACCTTCGGAGGGTGGTATTCTATCCCATTAAATTAAAGGCGCATAGGCAGCTTGCCCCGTTCTATGCAAATAATGACTGCTGTGCAATTTCCGCTTTATATTTACCGTCTTTGTCTTTTCCTCTTTGTAATTCTCTATATATGGTCTGAAAACAAACGCCGGTTGCATCTGCGATCGCTTTTGGTTTTTCTCCGCGTTCGCTCATTTGTTCAATTTCCTGCCGATCTGCATAAGTTAATTTTTTGTACGCTTTTCTCATTTTCAACGCTCCCTTCTCGCTTATGGGTAAAATAAAAATGCGGTTAGAGTTTTTACGCTCTAACCGCATTTTTTCTATACTTTCTTGTAGGTAAAAAAATAAATGCGATAGAGTTTTATTAACTCTTTTCGCATTTAATTTTAAAACCTAGTGTACTGACATATTGATATTTAGTTAAATATTTCTGGCTGTTATTGCCGTTTTATGGTACAATAAAAGAAACGGCGGTGATATCC